ACTAAAAAGAATTTATTATCAAACCTAAATCAACCTATGACTATTGAACAAAGAGTCAATAGAATGTTATTTAATTAAAAATTGTAAACAATGGCTACTACTACAAGTATTACTACTACTTACGCTGGAGAATCAGCAGGGAAATATATTTCTGCTGCATTATTATCAGGTAACACTATCGCAAATGGTGGATTAACTATCCGACCAAATGTAAAATTTAAAGAAGTTGTAAAAAGATTAGAAATAGATGGAATTACCAAAAACGGTACTTGCGACTTTTCTGATACTTCAACTTTGACTTTAACTGAAAGAATCCTTGAACCAAAGGAACTACAAGTTAACTTAGAACTATGTAAGAAAGATTTCCGTTCTGACTGGGATGCAATCCAAATGGGATATTCTGCATTTGACAACTTACCATCTTCTTTCCAAGATTACTTGATCTCTTATGTTGCTTCTAAAGTAGCACAAAAGAATGAGCAGAACATATGGGCAGGAGCAGATGGAGAAGGTTCATTTGATGGATTCTCTACTTTATTAGCTGCTGATGCTGCTTTACCAGTTGCACAACAAATTGCAGGAACTACTGTAAACGCAGGAAACGTAATTGTTGAATTAGGAAAAGTTGTTGATGAAATCCCTGATTCTTTATATGGTAGAGACGATTTGTTTATCTATGTATCTCAAAACATCTTTAGAGCATACAAGAGGTCATTAGGAGGATTCCAATCTGGAGGACAAGGTGCTGCTGGTGTAGGTTCTCAAGGAAACAACCAAGACATCAACATCTTATACTTTGATGGTATAAAAATCTTTATGGCTAACGGATTAGCAGCAAACACTGCTGTAGCAACTACTAAAGATAACTTACAATTTGGAACTGGTTTATTATCAGATCACCAAGAAGTAAAAGTTTTAGATATGGCTGACTTAGATGGTTCTCAAAACGTAAGAATCATTATGAGATTTACTGCTGGTGTACAGTACGGAGTTGTTGAAGATATCGTAACTTACGGAATCTAAGATTCAAATAAATAAATAATAAAAAGGGGTAGGTAATTACTATCTATCCCTTTTTTAATAACTAATAAATAAAATATAAATATTATGGCTTGTGATATTACTTTAGGTAGAACAGAACCTTGTAAAGATAGTGTTGGAGGAATCAATGCTGTTTATTTTGTAAATTTTGGAGATATAACTAGTATAACATACGATGGTACAGATACAGATGTAATTGATGCTGTAGCTGGTTCTCCAAGTGCTTACAAATACGAAGTTAGAGGAAACTCTACCTATACAGAAAACATTCAATCAAGTAGAGAGAATGGAACTACTGCTTTTGAGCAAGTGTTAGAGTTGACACTTAAAAAATTAACTAAAGAAGATCACAATACTATTAAATTATTATCTTTCGGAAGACCAAACATTCTTATCGAAGACAATAACGGAAATGTATTCTTAGCTGGAGCTGAGTATGGTGCTGACGTAACAGGAGGTACTGTAGTAACAGGTGGAGCTATGGCTGATATGAGTGGATATACTCTAAGTTTTACAGGAATGGAAAAAGCACCTGCTAATTTCATTAATGTTGCAGTTGTAGGAAATACTGCTGCTGAGAACATTGCTGCTGCTGGATTCACTATTGTATAATAGTTTCTGATTAATTTAAACTAAGCCCTACCATTTGGTGGGGTTTTTTTATTAAATAAAACAAAAATAAATTATTTAGTTATCATAGTATGTTAATATTAGAACCAACATCAGTAAATCAAACAATCACGATAGCACCGAGAAGTAGTAACTTTTCAGGAACTGTTGTGTTAAAGATTAGAAGGGATGGCGATGGTAAAGAAGAAAGTGTTACAAACGCTACTTTTGCGAACATTACTAACTTTACAGAAGTTACATTTCAATCAACTATTCTTGAAGAGGATTCTACTTATTATTTAGAAATAACTAATAATGATGAATTGTGGTATAGAGATAAAATATATGTTACGTCTCAAACTGCAACAGAAAGATTAACTAATAAGCACGAAATAGGCAACGGAACAATATACAAGCCTTATAGCGTGGTAGATGATAACACATACATAATACAATGAGTTCAAAAAAGAATAACGTAGTTAGAAAGGAATACAAAGACAGTATTAGAATTGTTAATATGTCTTCTTATGAGATTCCTGAGATCAAAGAGGTACATAACAGGGATTGGATAGCCTTTGGTAACAATAACGATTACTTTGATACTTTAATAGAAAGGTATCTTGATTCTCCTACTAATGGTAGGTGTGTAAATGGTATTGTAGATATGATCTATGGAAGAGGTTTAGAGTCTACAAACTCTGAGTTATTTCCAGAAGACTATGTTAAAATGAAGAAACTTCTTAGACCAAGAGAGGTTAAGAGACTTGTTAATGATTACAAGCTATTAGGTCAAGGTGCTATGCAGCTTACTTACAACAAAGCTAAGACAAAGATATTAAAGGTATCTCACTTTCCTATGGAGACTTTGAGGGCAGAGAAAGCAACTGATGGTAAGGTTAAGGCATATTACTATCATCCATCTTGGAAAGACTGCAAGAACTCAGATAAACCTAAGAGAATACCTACTTTTAGCAATGGTACTAAATCACAAGTAAACGAACTTTACATATTCAAACCTTACAGAAGTGGTTTCTATTACTATGCTACTGTTGATTATCAGGCTTGTTTACAATATGCTGAATTAGAATCAGAGGTATCTAACTATCATATATCAAATATACAGAATGGTTTACAACCAAGTTTATTCGTAAACTTTAACAATGGAGTACCTAATTCAGAGACTCAGCAAATTATAGAGAGTAAGATAAACGATAAGTTCTCAGGTAGTTCAAATAGTGGTAAAGCAATTATCGCATTTAACGAATCAGCAGAAACTAAGGCTGACATAGAAGCTATACACTTACCAGATGCTCACGCTCAATACCAATTCTTATCTGATGAGGCAAGAGAGAAGATTATGTTAGGACACGGAATTGTATCTCCTATTCTTTTAGGTATTAAAGATAACACAGGATTTGGTAACAATGCAGAAGAATTAAGAACTGCATCTGTACTAATGGACAATGTTATTATTAGACCTTTGCAAGATGGAGTTATCTATGGTTTAACAGAAATACTTGAATTTAACAAGATTTACCAAGATTTATACTTCGTTACATTACAGCCAATAGAGTTTACTGAGTTAGACAACATTGAAACTAAGATCAGAAGAGAAGAGGAAACAGGAGAGAAATTATCTACACAAGAGAGTAATGACTTTACAGAAGAAGATGGTGATGATATGATTAATCAATTAGAAGCCTTAGGAGAGGTTTTAAGCGATGATTGGGAGGTAATCCATAGTGAGATATACCAAGACGAGAATGAGTCCGTTAAAATGGCTGAAATCAAGTATTCTGATAAAGCATCGTCTGAGGATGATGGTGTATATAAAGTTAGATACGCTTATATGCCAGAAAGAAAGTCTCCTAACAGTAGAGATTTCTGTAAGAGAATGGAAGTATTAACAGGTAGAAAGATAGTATTTAGAAAGGAAGATATTAATATGATGTCTTTTAGAGGTGTAAATAAGGAGTTAGGTCATAAAAAACAGAACTATAGTTTACTAAAATACAAAGGTGGTAAGAACTGTCATCACTATTGGGAACTAAGAGTTTACAAGAAGAAAGATGGTAAGCAAGTAGATTCGTCTAATGCTTATGGCGATGGTTTAAAAGAACCTAAGAATCCATCTGAAATGGGAGAGAGAATGATAGATAGAGCAGACAAAGGTGCTTATAGAAGTACTTTAAATAAAATAAGAAAGACTTTAGGACTATGAAAGCATTATTCATAACAATACAAGATTTAAAAGCTAAGTCAATAATTAGTGGTAATACCGATGCTGATAAGCTGATTCACTTTATTGAGGTAGCTCAAGATATACACATACAGAACTATTTAGGTGGTAAACTATATGATAAGCTACAGGCTTTAATAATATCAGGTGATATAGACTTACCTGCTAATAGCGATTATAAGAGTCTTAGAGACGTTTACATTAAGCCAATGTTAATTTGGTTTACTCAGTCAGAGTACTTCCCTTTCTCTATGTTCAAAGTGGATAATGGAGGTGTATCTAAGCATAGAGGAGAGGAGTCTGATTCTGTTAATTTTACTGACATTGATAGAATGATGAGTAAGATTAATGATAGGGCTGAATTTTACACAAGAAGGTTTTTAGATCATATTACTTTTAACAGTAATAAGTATCCAGAATATACCAGTAATCAGAACGGAGATATGTACCCTGATAAAGATGCAGATGAGTTTTCAAGTTGGGTTTTATAATGGAGGGTAAAAAAAAACAATATAAAACAAAAGAGGTTAACATAATAAAGTTAGCTGAATTTTATAAGAAGATCAGTAACGAAACAAAATCGGAATATGGCAAACGAAATATACGATAGTACTTGGTGGGGTGACACAATACAAACTGCAATTTCAATAGGAACAGTAACTGAAATGATACAAGGTCAATTTAATATGGATGACAGACAAGAAGTTGAAGCGGTTAAGTGTTTAGATGATGCAATTCATAGAATAGGAATACAGGACATACAAAACTAAAAACAATGGAAAACCCAGAATTAGCATTAATACCATCTGCACAAGGAACTAAATTTTATTCCGTACTGCCATCAAGTGGTGTAGGGGATTTTGAATTTACACGTAGTGGTTCAGCAACAAGAATAAACTCACAAGGACTGATAGAAACAGTTGCAAATGGTGTTTCAAGATTAAACTATACTTTGATTGATGGTGTTGTAAATAGTTGTCCAAGTCATTTATTAGAGCCAGAGAGAATTAATTTAATTAGTTATTCAGAGGACTTTAGTAATAGTTTGTGGGTAAAGTCTGGAGGGTCTACAACTGAAATAGCTGATGTAATTTCTCCTAAAGGTGATTTAACTGCTACAAAATTAATAAGAGGGGTAACTCTTTTATCTTTAAGGCATAATAATATTGCTACATTTAATAGTGTTTTCACTTTTTCGTGTTATGCTAAAAAAGGAAGCAAAGATAAAATTAGATTAGATATTGCGGATCAAGGTGGTACAACTTTTGATTTGACTGATGATTGGCAAAGATTTGAAATTACTGTAAATAATCAGACCAATGATAGGTGGGTTGATATAACATTACCAAACTGCATTTCAAATGATTATATATATATATATGGTGCACAAGTAGAAGAAGGCGATTACTCTACATCTTATATCCCAACATCTGGTAGTTCAGCTACTCGTTCAGCTGAAACCGCTAATGATTCTGGTAATAGCGAAGTGTTTAATGATAGTGAGGGGGTATTGTTTGCTGAGATAAAAGCGTTTGAAGAAGTTCCAAGCATTAGTATGTATATTGGAATTGAATCTTCTTTAAATAGTTTTGTTAATTCAGTAATTTTACAATATAGAGATAACGGACAAGCAAGAGTTTATGTTAATGGAACTGGGAGTTCAAATATACAGTTTATTGCTAATGATATTGATTTTACAAAAAATAATAAAATAGCAATTCAATATGATTCTATTGGCAGTAATTATAAGATGTTTGTAAATGGAGTTTCTATTTCAAGATATTCACTTGCTGTTAATCAATCAATAACTGGATTAAGTAAATTAAATCTTTCTTTTAACAATTCAGGAATTTTTGGAGAAATAAAAGATGTAAGATTTTACAATACCGCATTAACAGATCAAGAATTACAAGCATTAACAACAATATAAGAGTAAAAAATACACACGTATAACCAACAAGAGTAAATATTATGAAAATAGGAAAATACGAATTTGATTCAAGGGAACAAGCACAAAAAAAGATTGATGCTTTAGGAACTGCAACAGACGAGGATGGAAACGAATATCCAACTCACAAACACACTGTTGTACATCTTGGTAATATCGTTTTAGAACAAGGCGAATATGACGAAGAAGGAGAAGAAGTATCTGCTCCAATACTATCTTACAAATGGCACATAGACGCTCTATGGGTTAATTTAGAACCTAACGAAGATGGATTAATAGATCATCCTTATGGTTGGAAATCTAAAAGTGTATCTCTTGATGGGGATGGAGTACATTCTTTCTTTGGGTTAAGCTACAATTCATTAAAATTCTAACAAGTGAATATGCAAGACCTAAAATTAGCGTTTATAAATTTCCTTACTTTCACAGTGAGTTTCTCTGATGCAGAGCAATGGCTAAAATTAACGCTTTTAGTAGTTTCTATTGCATATACAGTTCTAAAGATTTTTAACTTAAAAAATAAAAGTGAGTAAGTACTTCAAAGAAATAGAGTATAATATGGATGCTGACTTTCTTGCTAAATTAGATAAGGCAAGAGAGTTGGCTAATATACCTTTTACTATCAATTCTGCATACAGAAATCCAGAGCAAAATTCAAGAGTAGGTGGTAAACCTAATTCAAGCCATTTAAGAGGTCTTGCAGTAGATATAAGGGCAAACGATAGCAGTACAAGATATATTGTCTTAAACGCTCTTATGAGTGTTGGCTTTAATAGAATAGGTATTGCAAGTTCATTCATCCACGTTGACGATGATAAAAGTAAATCTGATAAGGTAGTTTGGACTTATTAAGAGGATTATTTCTTGTTCCTTGTAAATATTTAAGTTTACAAAACACAAATAATGTAAACCTTTATGTTTACAATGAGAGTAATAATATATTAACCAATAGTTATAACCAAAAGTGATTATGGAAATAAACTTAATTTTATTAGTACCTAATGCAATGATGTTAGGGTGGCAGTATTATGAACGTGATGAAACTTTTGAATATTCAGAATTTAATCTGTTTTTATTCTTTGGTCAGATACAAGTAAGATGGGAATAATATGAAGAAGATACTAAATTGGTTTACAGGTGGTGTAATTAAAGAAATAGGCAATGCAATAGATAAGCTATTCACTACTGAAGAAGAACGCTTAAAAGCCAAGAATGAAATATTCAAGGTATTACAAGAACAACAGTTAGAATTACAGAAACTACAAACAGAAGTTATATTAGCTGAAGCAAGTGGTAATTGGTTACAAAGAAGTTGGAGACCAATACTTATGTTAGCATTTGGTTTTATAGTGATCTATGTTAAATTCATTGCACCTTTATTTAGTTTACCTATTCCTCCTTTAGAGAATGAGTTTTGGAACTTGTTGCAGTTAGGTATAGGAGGGTATGTAGTTGGTAGAAGTGCTGAAAAGATAGCTGGTAATATTACGATCAATAAATAAGATTGTTTCTTAATTAAGATTTACCTAATAAACTTAATTAGCTGATTGTCTTATTTAATATTTTACACTGTTTAGTATAATAGCAGTAGTAGGTAATATTACATTTAAAAAATAAATTATATTTTATTAGGTTATTTAAAAAAAAATATATAACTTTGTAATTTATTAATACTTCACTATTATAAAAAAATAATAATAATTAATATTATATTAAAAATAATACTATTATAGTATAAAAATAAATATAAGATATCTGACCCCTATTCAATAAAAAAAATATACACTTATTAACAAAAGTTTGTTTATTAAGTATAATAAAATTATCTTTACATATGTCTTTGAGAAAGGTACATAAACGCAAGAAGGAAAGTTTCTCTTTACACAGGGTAGAATATACAGATACCTATACTGAGGAAATGGATTGTGAAGGTTTAGCAGTACTTAAATGGAGTATGTTTGATAGCCCTGATAAGTTAGGTAGTGGTAAATACTTTATGGAGAGTGAACCAGTATTCATATTGGATGAGGTGTTTAGAAAAGAAAGGCTCTCAGGTTTTATATTGAGAGGATATGTAAGTAAGACTTATGGTGATAAGATAGCTATACCATCTAATAGTGGGCATAGAGTTGGTAAATCCATAAAGTTTAAATGTATTAATAAGGCTAAAAGGCTTAAACTAATTAGAGGTCTTATTCAATACGGTATAGAAAGAATAAATGTTTCTAATGAGTGGATATACTTCGATACAGATAACTACTTAAAAGATCAAGAGTTTGTTTTGTTTTAATTATTTCATTTTGTTTTTTAATTATGGAGAGGTGTAAAAGCCTCTCTTTTTTAACTTTAACATTTCTTTAACATTTCTTTAACATTTACTTTAAATAATTATTTGTATGTTTGCAGAGTAATTATTAAATAAAGTATTATGGAAAAATCAAATTGTTGTGGTGCAAGTAGATTATGGGAAACCGATATTTGCAACAGATGTAAACAACACGCTGACTTTGTTATTTGGGAGAAAATTAAAGAACAGGTGTATAATGAAACAAGTAAATCATTTACTAACAAACTTAAGAACTTTTGGGAACAATGGAAAGTACTACGAAGATAAACGACTCTGCTTGGGAGAAGTTAAAGAAACAGATTGAATATCACTTAGATCAAGATAGTAATTTAACTGACATTAGAATTAACTACCAAGTTAAGATACCAGCGAGAGGCACAAGAAACTACTTAGGATTAAACGTAAAGATAGATGAATAATTATGAAAGCAAAAGAAGAAGCAAAAGAGTTAGTGCAAGAGTATTTAAATATTGAGTTTTGTTTATTGACAGATAATCAAGCCAAACAATGTGCATTAATTTGTGTAGATAAGATATTAGAATCACACTACAAAGTGTTAGTTGGAGTGATGCCAAAAACATATGATTATTGGCAAGAAGTTAAACAAGGAATAAATAAATTATAATATAGCAAAACAATAATGAAAGACTTAATAGATTTTAAAAATGCACAGATTAACGCATTACAGAAAAGATTATTTGAATTAGAAGCTAAGGTAGGTAATTATGAAACCTACATCTTTGAACTAACAGATAGAGATTGCCCAACAGAGTACAAACAAATAGTTAAAAACGAATTATTAAAAACAGAGTAAATTATGACAATTTTAGAAAAATTACAGAAGATTCAAGTAGAATTAAAGGTTACAAAGAACCAAACAAATGCTTTCGGTAAGTACAAGTATCGTTCAGCAGAAGATATCTTAGAAGCAGTTAAACCTTTTGAAGAAAAGTACAAAGTAGTATTTAAGATTAATGACGAATTAGCTGGTTATGGAGAACACGTTTACATAGCTTCTGAAGCTAAGATTATAGATGTGGAATCTACAGACAGAGAGAGTTCTATATCTTCACAAGCACAAGCTATTATAGACTTTAGTGCTAAAGGTATGCAAATGCCACAAAGAACAGGTGCTGCAAGTAGTTATGCTAAGAAATATGCTTTAGGTAACTTATTATTAATAGATGATAATAAAGATAGTGATGCTACTAATACACACTCTAAGAACGCTAAAACTACATTAACTCAAACAAGTACTGAGTTCGATAAAGTAAAGAAGTATTTAAAGGATGGTGGTTCTATGGAAGCGGTAGAAGCAAGATACACTATGTCAAAACAAGTTAAACAAATCTTAATTAAATAATATGAATAGTATAGAGTTAAAGCCAACAGGTAAAAAAGACCATTACAGACTATTACTAAATGGAGTAGATGTAACTGGTGAACAAGAGAGAAGTGTGTTTAGACATATTGAAGAGGTTATAGATAAAGGAATAGGAGTAGGATTATAAATATTAACAATTAAATTAAAATTAGAAATTATGAGTAACCAATTAACAGGAACAATTAAATTAATCGAAGAGAAACAAGTATTTGACTCTGGATTTCAGAAAGTAGGATTTGTTATCACAACAAATGACGAGAAGTACCCTCAAGATGTTAAGTTTGAAATCGTACAAGATAAGGTAGATGACTTTATCAAGTATAACAAAGTAGGAGCATCAGTAGATGTAGATTTCAATGTTAGAGGTAATGAGTATAATGGTAAATACTATGTGAGTCTTTCAGCTTGGAAAGTGTTTAAATCAGGAGCTAATGCACCAGCGACAGATATTGGTGTGCCAACAGAGGAGTTAGCAACTCCAGATTTACCTTTCTAAATTAGATAAAGGGAGGTTTAAAAGCCTCCCTTTTTTTATTAAATAAAACAAATAAGATGATCAAAGAATTTATTACACTAATATTTTGTATTATAGTATTGTTCTCATTTGCTGGAATAATATTATGTACTATTGAAATGTTTAAAGAATTAAGGAATACAAAAAAATAAACAGAAATAATGGAAAATAACAGAATTAAGCAATTTTTTTTACACTGTGTTGGCTACCGTTTTTTTCAATCCGCCAAAATATTATTCAATCAGATTCCTTTTTGGTTTTTAATGTATCTAATAATGACTTATTTGTACTTTGATTTTTATTATATGGCTTATAAGACGAGGAATCGTTTAAAATCTCGGATTCATTATTTGGAAACTCAACTTTCTGATTGTCCTCACACCTCCAAACAATTTTTAAAATAACTACAATGACAGAACAAGAATTACAAGAACAGAACGATCACATAATGTATATGCAATCAATAGAAGAAGAATGTGCTATTGATATAAATAAAAAGATTGAGCATCCTCCTATAGCTATTGGTTTTAAGACTAATAAAGTAGCACTTAAAGATGGTAATATAAAGGAGTTTCCAACTGCAATTTGCACCTACGGTAACTTTAGCTTTGTACAAGCACCTCCAAAATCAATGAAAACTTTCTTTGTTAGTTTATTAGGTTCAGCCTTTTGTAATCCTAATGGTAGATTTACGAAGGGTATGAGTTCTTTTAGGGAGAATAAACATTTTGTACACTTTGATACAGAGCAAGGCGAATGGCACTCACAGAGAGTGTTTAAGAGGATAGAATGGATGAATAAAGGATTGAACTTAGATTTCTACCATACCTTTGCTTTAAGAAAAATAGGGTATAAGGATAGAATAGATTTTATACAGTATTACTTAGACTGTATGAGGGAAGAAGGTAAAGAGATAGGTTTAGTCGTGATTGATGGAATTGCTGATTTAGTTAGCGATGCTAATAATTTAGAGGAATCTTCTGCTATAGTGCAAAAGATAATGTCTTGGACATCTATTTATAATTGCCACATTGTAACTGTAATCCATAGTAACTTTGGTTCAGATAAGCCAACAGGACACTTAGGTAGTTTCTTAGAGAAGAAGGCAGAAACTCAGATACAGTTAGAGAGAGACGAGAATAAGTTTGGTTGTATAACAGTATCCTGTAAGAGAAGTAGGAATACACCATTTGAATCATTTGACTTTAATTTAGATGAAAACGGATTACCTAAGATAATTAGTCCTGATGATCTACTTGGATTTTAACTAATTTGTTAATAACTTTGTAATAAAAACATATACAAAAAGCATTATATTTATAGTATAAAACATAATTATGAAAGATTTTAGACCAAGATTAAAAGGTAAGATACTAAAAGCCTACCAGAACCTAACTAAAGTAGAGGACAGAGTCCTTGTTATAGGGGACTTGCACGAACCATTTTGTTTAGATGGTTACTTAGATTTCTGTAAAGAGCAGTACGCTATACATAACTGTAACAAGGTTATTTTTATTGGAGATATTATTGACAATCATTATTCAAGTTATCACGAATCATCAGCAGATGGTATGGGAGGTAGGTTTGAATTAGAACAAGCAATACAGAAATTAGCTAAATGGTATAAAGCATTTCCTAATGCAGCTGTTACTTTGGGTAATCACGATAGATTAATCATCCGTAAAGCTCAATCATCTAATATTCCAAGTAAATGGATTAAGGAGTTTTCAGAAGTATTAGAAACACCTAATTGGAGGTTTGTAACGGAAGTTTACATTGATGGTGTAAGATACGTTCACGGAGATAAAAGTGGTAAGCCAAGAATGGCAGCCAAAAGAGATATGATATCAACTGTTTCAGGACATTACCATACTGATATGTATGTAGAATGGTTTTTTGGTAAAACAAGAGCCATCTTCGGTATGGCAGTAGGTTGTGGTATAGATAGCAAGTCTTATGCTATGGGTTATATGCAAGGAGGTAAGAAAGAGGCTATTGGTATTGGTATTGTATTGGGTGGTCATACTGCTTTTAACGTTAAGATGGGCTTGTAATGACAGAGGCATCTACTGTAGATTTATTAAATAGAATTAAAGGAATAAACCTTTCATTAGCATCGGACACTTATAGTTGTTACGATGCTTTTGACGTTAATTATATAGTTGAGATAAAGAACAGAAGAAAATATTATTCTGATAAAATTATTGAAGCTATGAAAATGTATAGAAATTATCAAGAAGCACAAATAAAGGGAAAGACGTTTTTATACGTTGTAACAGACGAAAAAGGAGTTTGGGTATTCAATATATCAAAGAACATATCATCTATTGTTAAAACACCTGCAAAAGCGTTTAAATGCCCTAAGACTACAGACTTTAATGACAATAGTAAGATAGATAAGTATTCTTATGAATTACCTGAGTCAATGGCTAAATATATAAAATATGACTCATAAGATCATATCTCCTCTATTTGTAACACTACCGAGAAAGACTGTTAAAGATAAGAGGATTGCTTTGAATATGAATACCTATAGGAACTTACATCATAGAATAAGTAATGATGCTAAGAAAGCCTATTCAGAGGCTCTTAGAGAGCAGTTAGAGGGGTTAGCTATACAAACACCTGTCGAGGTAACTTATAAGGTCTTTAAAGCCTCTAAAAGACGTTTAGACAAGATGAATGTGATTAGTGTAGTAAGTAAGTTCTTATTGGATTCGATTACTGAGTATGGTTGTTGGGAAGATGATAATGATGATTATGTGAAGACAGAGACTATATTGCCAACAGAATTAGATAGAGAAAATCCTCGTGTTGAAATAATGATAAAAGAGATATAATATGTGGTATAGAGATAGTAAAGAGGTTTATTATAATGAATTAAAGAAGTTGCTTCTTAAATGTGATAATGAATCAAGAATAGAATTTGAACAAAGCGATGAAGGTAAGTTTTTATGGAATAAATTTGATAAAGCAATGAAAGAATATCTCAAGAAAAATAAACTATGAAATTAGATAAAAAATTAGTTTGGGGTTATAAAAAGTTGATTTTAAATGAAATTGATGAGTATAACTTAATTACGTTTGAATTGCAAGAGTTTACAGGTTATAGTAGTCAAGGATTGCATCCGTTGTTTCCAGATAAAAGAAGTAAAAAAAGTAATTAAATTTCTTGAAACACAAGTATCAGAAGAATTAGATAGAGAGAACCCAAGAGTAGAAATAAATATAAAAGAGATTTAATGTTAGAAAAAATAGCAGTTCATCAAGAGTTATGGATTAAGATGCTTGTGAACTTAGGATGCGATATAAACCTTGCTAAAGACTTAGTTCAGGATATGTATTTAAGAGTTCATAGACTTGTTAAAGACCCTGAGAGAATAATGTATAAGGGAGATATAAATAGGTATTTTATATGGAAAACATTAAGAAACTTATACTATTCTCACCTAAAGAAAGAAATGGGTAGTATCTTCTATAGGATATTAGAAAACGATGAAGTTGTTCAGTCAGAGTACAATATGGAAGAGGATGATGCTTTCAGTAATATAATGACTCAAGTAAGAGAGATAATATCAGAGTGGAGTGTTTATGATAAAAGGTTGTTTGAACTTTACTTTATACAAGGCTTATCATTAAGAGCGATATCTAAAGGTGCTAACATAGGCTTAACATCAATACACAATTCTATACTAAACTACAAAGCTATATTAAAAGAACATTTATCAGAGGATTTATTAGATTACTTTAACCAAGATTTTGACAAGATATGAGATTAGATAATTATTATTTAGAATTAGAGAAACAAGGGTACTACGAAACTATAGACAAAAGGTCTAAAGATTACAGAGAGTACAAAGAATGGAAGGCATCTAAGAGAAGTGAAAACTACAGTAAGTTAAAGCAGAATGTAGAAACACAATCAAAAGGTGTAGGTGATACAGTGGCTAAGATCACTAAAGCTACAGGAGTAGACAAGTTAGTTAAATTTATAGCTGGTGAAGATTGTGGTTGTGATGATAGACAAGTTAAGCTAAATAAGTTATTTAGTTATAAAAAGATAAACTGTATATCTGAGGATGATTATACTTACTTAAATGATTTTATAAATAGCAATCCAAGAAAGGCAACTTATAATCAGAGAGTAAGATTGATTAAAATACATAATAACGTATTCAATACTAATCAAAGAGATACAAGCTGCGAACCTTGTATGATAGGAATTGTGAAAAAATTAAAAAAATACTTGGAGGTTTATAAATAGTTTTGTAGATTTGCTTTATATTAAAACAAACATATTATGAGGCAAAACAAAAACTATAAATTAAAAGAATTTTGGAACTACAAAATAAATCCAATAACAGGATGGATGGAAGAGAATAGAAGATGCGAGGCTAAAACATCTAAAGTTAGGGTTATAAACTTATGTAAAGAAGGTTAATTATGAAAGTAATATTTGATGCAGACAGTTTGATATACGCTTCTTGCTTTAAAAGGAAGCAGGATAGAGAGTCTATAGATGATGTATTTGAGACTGATGTCAATGTGGCTTTCGATAAGTTTGAGGATGGCTTTGATAAGCTAATTTGTTTTTTATGGGAATTGGTAGATATAGATGAGATTATCGTTTGTAATGGTTCTAAGAATAACTTTAGAAAAGACATATCTCCTACATATAAACTTAACAGAACACAGAAGAGACCAGAGATATTGCCTCTACTTCACGATATGGTTAAATTCACCTACGATTCTGTTTATGGTGATGGTGTTGAAACAGACGATGTTGTAGCTACACTATGGGCAGAAGAGGTTTTAAACAATGGTGTAGATAGTGTTATCATTATGTCTATTGATAAGGACTACAAACAATTCCCTTGCTGGTTTTATGACTACAACTATAAGAAGAGAGAGTTAGTTAAGATTAGTCGAGAGGAAGCACTTAATAACTTCTACTCACAAATGATTGTAGGAGACACTGCTGATAACATAAACTACTGTAAAGGTTATGGCAAGTCTTATGCTAAGAAGTTATTCCAAGAAGCTAACAGCGAATACTCATTAGTTAGTAGAACCTATAGATTGTACAAGGAGATATATGGAGACGAGGCTAAGTCTATGTTTAACGAAGCTAAATCACTACTAACACTTAAAACCGATTGTTATGAGAACATTAAGCGATGAAGATAAAGACATCATAGAATTGTACTTTACAAATGCTATAATTGAAATACAAGAAGGTTGCCCTAAATACGTCTTAGAAGAGGTCTTAGAGCATTACGAAGAACAAGAGTACTACTTAGCTTGTGCTGGTATAAAGAAAGCCTTAGATTGGCATCATATGAATACCTTCACTAAGGTTATGGTAGAGATAGATAATATAAAAGAAAACAATAATTTAAATTAAAACAAACAATATGTTAGGATACAATAAAGATAACGCAGACGAATTAGCAAAAGACTTTGAAGATTTAACAGGAATACAGTTAAATAGCGATTCAAGAGAAACAGATATAATGATCACAAGAACACTTTTCTATAAGATTCTAAAGGATTTAAACTTTATGAATGATAGGATGATCTCAGAATGGTTTAAGTTAAGGGGGGTTAATAAAGGTCGATCATCTATAACTCACGCTTTACACAAGATAGGTATTTACTACAAGTCTTATGCAGTATTTAGAAACAGATATAATATTTACTTTAATGATAGAGCTGAAGAGTTTTTGTCAATAGAGCAGACTCAAAAGAAGGCGATTAAAGACATTAAACAGAATTTACACACAAGTATATCAAATAAAAATAAAGATGCTTTAGACATCCTTATAGATAGCGTTCCACAAGATAGAAGGGATGAAGTAAGAGAGATTGTTAGTTTAAGGATTAAATCTTGGAGCTGGAAGAGTAAAGACCAATGTAAGATAATACAAGGCGAGTATGATTTAGGAAGTTCATTTCTAGTATAACGTAAATAAATAAATTATGGGAGTAATAATTATAATACTTATAATAATAGTAATAAAAATAATAGTTACAATTAAAGACAACTAATTATGAGAGGCACACAACCACATTACGAGAATGGTAAAGACTATGACATTATAGATGTTATAAGGGATTACGACTTGAATTTCTGTAGAGGTAATATTATTAAGTATGTTGCAAGAGCAGGTAAGAAACAAGATGAATTACTTGATCTGATTAAAGCAAAGGATTACTTAGAGAGAGAGATAGAACTATTAAGGGAGGCTCTATAAAGAGATAGAAACAATTAGAACAATGAAAGAAACAATTAGACAAATCAAAGATTTAGCAACAGCAACAGAAAACCTGTATTTGTTACACTTAGTTAAGAAACTAAAAAAACAAATTAAGAAACAGAGTGATAAAGAAAAACCAAAAAAACCAAAGGTTACAACAAGACCAAATACTGCATCAACTTATTCAATATTTAATAAACACGAAAAGAAAACTAAAAAAATATTGTAGGTTTTAAAAAAATATTGTAGGTTTGTCTCATAACAAAATAATATTAATAATTAAAAACCAATCAAAATGATTAAAGAATTTAAAAAAACAGAACTAAAGGAATTGTTACAACCAAAAAATCTATTAGAGTTTAATAGAGATTTAAGTGGGAAGCACGTACAGAAAATGATCAAAAGTATTGTTGATTGTGGAATATTAAGATTCCCTGTTATTGGAGACGTATCTGCTTTTGATAAAAGAAAGTATGTGATTATTGATGGTCAACACTTATGTAAAGCTATTGTTAATCTACCAAATGGAAGTGCTATAAATAAAGTAAGTGCTATCACAAAGACATACACTGACAAAAAACAAGTAATTGAAGATATTTCTAAATTAAATAATACACAGAAATCTTGGAATGATGAAAACTATTTAGATGCTTGGTATAAATACGGAAGAAGTAATGAAGCATATTTTAGTAATTACGCTTATTTATATAATTTGTACAATGAAGTTTATGATGGTTTACCTTGTGGATTTTTAGTAGACTTGTATTCTGTTTCTAAATCTTCATTCAGAGAAGGTAATCTTGAGTTTAAAAATAGAGAATTTAGTGATAAACTTGCAAGTTTGTGTTATGATTTAAAGAAGGATTTCAAAAAGGCATCTTTTGCTTTAACAGGTTTATCTATGTGGGCATTTGGGAGAATCAACGAAAAGAAAGACATTGATTTCTTTAAGTTAAGATCGAGACTGTTTAGATCATTATCAAATCAAGAAGATAAAAACATTCAAGGAAGGGAAGAGTTTAAAGAATTTGTTAAAGAAACTTATACAAGACTATAATTATGAAAGAGCAACTAAAGGACAAGATATTATCAATCAGACCAGAATATTCAACAGAAGGGTTTTCATCGAACCCACTTCCAAATGAGGTTTCTATCTATTACGAAGGAGAAGATTTTACAGTAGAATTATTCCTTGACATCAATGAAGTGTTAAGAATAGACATATTAGAAGGAGAGGATGCTTATGACTTATCTGATGCAGATATTACCTTTCTATGTGGTTACTTATCTGGTCTATTGGAATACGAAATACAAATTACTAAGAACTATTATGATGCGGAAAGAGGTCAGCAAGATAACGATTACTACTATAGCTAAAAAATATGTTAGATAAAATATTAGAATTTATTAGCGAAGAAGAGTTGCTAAGAGCTGATGGCTTTGATAGTGCTATAATTGGATTAGATGATAGAAGTATGAGATTGATATACTCTAAAAGTTTGTGCATAAATATTCTCATATCACAAGGTATGACAGAGGAAGAGGCTTTAGAGTATTTTGAATTTAATGTTAGTTCTGCTTGGGTTGGAGATATGACACCTATTTGGTGCTTAGATGATTTGTAAAAAACAAAATAACAACACTTTAGTTATCATAATATGAGTAATTCACAAGAGATTAAGCCAACAGATGGTAGAAAAGGGAATAGTCGTAAGAAATCTATTCCCAAGTTACCAATTCCAGAAAAAGAGAGGTCTAATAAACCTGCAATGAATACTGCAAAGAAGAATAGGAAGAAACAATACGCTAAAAAAGCTATTAAGAACGTATTTGGGAGCGAAGTAAACGCTTTTGAGAGTTTAGCTAAGAAAGCAGAAGAAGGTAGCTATAATCATATGAAATTGCTTATGGATTTTGCTTATGGAGACGATAAAGAGACTGTTAACAACAAAGTTCAAGCACCTGTGATTAATTTCTTTGGAGATAGTGTTGAAGGTAAGAAGATTAAGGAGAAGATTATAGACGTAACACCAAAAAATGAGTAAGATAGACATACACGAGAAATACATACCTATTTTCAAGAATGAGAGTAGGTATTTTGTTGTTACAGGAGGTAGGGGTAGTGGAAAGTCGTTTGGAATCAATGTTTTCTTGCTAAATCTTACCTATGAGGTAGGGCATAAGGTTTTATTCTCAAGATATACGATGATGTCAGCACATACATCTATTATACCTGAATTTATTGAGAAAATTAACCTAATGGGTGTTCACGAAGATTTTAGGATCACTAAAGATGAAATAATGAACCTTAAAACAGGTAGCTCTATCATATTTAAAGGTATTAGGACATCATCTGGTAATCAAACTGCTGCTTTAAAGTCTTTGAATGGTATAACTACGTTTGTAGTCGATGAAGCAGAGGAACTTGTAGATGAAGGTGTTTTTGATAAGATAGACTTCTCTATACGTTCACAAGTTAAGCAAAACAGAGTTATATTGATACTTAATCCAACAACTAAAGAGCATTGGATATATCAAAGATTCTTTCAGAACGAAAACGTATTACCAGCTTCGAATATGAATAAAGGTAATGTTACTTATGTACATACAACTTATAAGGATAACAAGAATAACTTATCTCAGTCGTTTCTACAGAGAATATACGAAATGAAACGTAAGAGACCAGATAAATACCAACATCAGATATTAGGAGGTTGGCTTGAGAAAGCAGAAGGTACTATTATAAGGAAATGGAGAGTTGGAGACTTTATTCCTACAGAACTTACTTGCTATGGTCAAGATTTTGGATTTTCAGCCGATTTAACGACACTTGTGAAGATTTCTATAGATAAACACGCAAGAAAGGTTTGGGTTAAGGAAATCTACGGAAAAGCACATTTAAACACATCTGAGGTAGCTACAAGGAATAAGAATGAGTGTGGTATGGATTTGATTATCTGTGATAATAGTGAACCACGTTTGATCTCAGAACTAAAAACATTGGGTCTTAACATAAAGCCTACGATCAAGAAGAAAGGTAGTATATTATCTGGTATTGCACTTATGCAAGATTATGAGATAGTAGTAGATAGGGGTTCTCACGGTATAATAAGAGAGCTAAACAACTATGTATGGAAAGATAAGGGTGAAGCACCAATAGATAAGTTCAATCACTTTATAGATGCTATTAGGTATGGTATGATGTACTTAGTGCAAGGAGTAAACTCTGGAGTTTATGTGATAAGATAATTACACAAATAGTATGTACTTGCTTAGATAGTACAGATAAAATGTGTAAAAATAAAATGTTTAATATGGAGGGGGTCAATTAATTTTGTCTCCCTTTTTTTGTTTAATATGATGGGGTATGTTTAATATAATGGGGTAATCCTATGTTTAATATAATGGGGTGCAATTCATTATTATTCATACCAAAATTTAGTAGTAGATTTATTTTGTTATATGAAAGAATTGTTGTAGACGTATGCACGTGTTTCCTTATTAAGTTATGTTACAAATTTACAATAGTGTTAAAAGATGGCAATTCATAAAAAAAGTTAAATTGCAAAGTTTTTTATTTTTTTTGTTGTGTAATTAAAAATAAAGTGTATATTTGTATCGTAGTAATTAATTAAAAACAGAACATTATGAACTTATCAAAAATTTTAAAAGACAAAAGGATTGTCGATTATGACGTAGAGTCAAATTATGGAGAGGATGACACTTATTTATTTTACATATCCTCTAAGTACATATCCACTTGGGAGAATGGTAACACTATTACAGACGAGAAACCATTTTCATATATTGGAGCTATGTTAAAAACAAAAGGAGCAATAATTTTAAATCAATAAAAACAAAATATTATGGCAAGATTTATATTAGATGTTATGACAGATGATGTTATGAAAGTTCTTGATGTTATCGAAAGAGATAACTTTCTTTCAAGAGAAGTAACATCAATAAGATGTATTGACGAAACAAATGATAATCAGTTTTATTCTTGGGATGAAAACTTTTCCCCAATGATGAATGTATTAAGTAAAAAACAATTAGAAACCGACAGAGAAATTCTGTTAAAATATTAAAACTATATAATATGAAAGACAATAAACTAATAGCAGAATTTATGGGAGTAAAATCCTATGAAGCGTTTGGTTACACTAATTTTGTGTACTCAGAGGACAACCACAGAACAGAAGTAGACCTTGCTTATCACGATTCTTGGGATTGGCTGATGCCTGTAATTCAAAAATGCTTTGATAATTCTGAGGATGGGGATATGCAATATATAATGCACTACCTTATGGTTGTTGATTTTAATAACACATACAAAGAAGTA